GTCTTTTCTGATGAAGAGTTTTTTATAATACCTGAAGATCATATTTTATCCATCGCGCCGATGTCGTCGGACACGATTACGATGTATAAATTATTTGTTAAAGCAGAATTTAAAGGAGAGAGTGTAGACCCTGCCTCCATCAAGCACAAAGAGATTCCAGTTAATCAAAATATGGGTCTCGTTGGTAAGGTAGAGGAGGCTCGTAGAAACTTAGAGAACTTATTTAAACAGTAGCTATAAGTTTCCCTTCAACCCCGACAGTGTTGAGTCTAATTATTTTTTGAGTTGTTGTCAAGCTCCTTGACAAAATACCTACTACGGTGTTAAAATTTATCTATGATTGCACATACAAATTATGGCAATGGTAATGCGTAAAACCAAGAATCAACATTATGTAGATAATGGTAAGTTCCTAGAAGCCCTAGTTAATTACAAGGGTCGGGTTTCTGATGCCGAGCATCTGGGAAAGCCTAAGCCTAGGATAGATGAATACGTAGGAGATTGTTTTTTAAAGATTGCAACACACCTGTCATATAGACCTAACTTCATCAACTATATGTACAAGGAAGATATGATATCAGATGGAGTAGAGAATTGTGTACAGTACATAGATAATTTCGACCCCGCAAAATCCAGAAACCCATTTGCATACTTCACTCAGATAGTATACTATGCTTTCCTAAGAAGGATTGCTAAAGAGAAAAGGCAGCAATCGATTAGGGAAAAGATCATTGAGAAGTCTGGATATGATCAGGTGTTTCATACAGACGATCACAACGCTTCCGATTATAATAATATAAAGAATAGAATTGAGATGGGTAACAGGTATAACTGATGGATGTAAGACAAACACTTGACACTGTGGTAGAATACCTCGGTGGTACTCTTGCTGAGTACGAAACTCTAGACTCTATGGGTCGATCATCCAAAAAAATCGTTATCGAGTATGACATCAAACAAAAAGATTCTGCTGATAACTGATCAGCACTTTGGAGCACGCAACGACAATCAAGTATTCTTAGATAAGTACCAGCAGTTTTATTCTGGTACCGTAATTCCTTTTATAAAGAAGAATAATATAGAACAGATAATATGTTTGGGTGATACCTTTGATAAGCGTAAAGCAATTAATTTTCATTCACTAGACTCTGCTAGAGAGATGTGGTTTGACCCTCTCAAGGAGATGGGTGTCCAGATGACTATGCTCATTGGTAACCACGACATCTATTATAAGAATACAATCAAGACCAATGCACCTCAACAGTTGTTGGGTGAGTATGATAACATTGAGATATTAACTGAACCTTGCTATAGAACATTTAATGGTGTCAGGATCCTTATGCTACCTTGGATCTGTGATGACAATAGAAAGAAAATACATCAGATGGTTGATGAGTCAGATGCCAAAGTATGTTTCGGACATTTAGAATTATCAACTTTTGAGGCTTTGCCTGGTATAGTAATGGATCACGGTGATGATCCTACTAGGTATGAGAAATTTGATCTGGTATGTTCAGGTCATTTCCATATGAAGTCTAAGAGGGGTAACATAAACTATCTTGGTAACCCGTACCAATTATACTGGAGTGATTACGGTCAGAGAAGAGGGTTCCATACACTAAATACTAGTAACTTACGCCTATCCTTTCATAAGAATCCTCACAATATCTTTAACAAGGTATACTACGATGATATCCGCACATCTTATGATGTTCCTCCTGATAGCACTAGCCTTACTGGATCATTTGTAAAGCTAATTGTACACAATCGGGAAAACCAGGTCTGGTTTGATCGTTATATTCATCACTTACAAGAGGTGGGTGTTGCAGATCTCAAGATCATAGAAGACGTAACGCTTGAATTAAAAGAGGCAGATGAAGCAGTAAAAATGGAAGATACTGTCACGATACTAGAACAATATGTTAACGACTTAGATGATTCAATTGATAAACCTAACGTTGTTAAAATTTTAAAATCATTGTATACTGAGGCTATTAATATCTGATGTTCGTCTTACTAGACAAGAGAACAGGTGGTGTGTACGCTGTCACAGATGAGAGTGTACCTCAAAAGGTTGTGCAAATTTTTGTTGACAAAGATGACGCAGACCGCTATTATCAGATGCTTGAGGCTGTAGACTACAGTCGAAAGTTAGAAGTAAGTGAAGTTGAAAGGGACATAGTAATAACCAACTGCCTAGCACACGGTTATGCTTACTCCATCATCAAACCTGATGACTTTGTTATTCCTCCGTTAGACCTTAAATGATTGTATTTGAAAAGATCCGTTGGAAAAACTTCCTGTCAACAGGAAACCAATTTACAGAACTCGGATTGAATGAAGATGAAGGTACCTTAATCATTGGTAACAATGGTGCTGGTAAGTCCACTATGTTGGATGCCTTGTGCTTCTGTCTTTTCAATAAACCATTTAGAAAGATTAGTAAGGGTCTACTTGTTAATACTGTTAATGAAAAGGATTGTGTTGTAGAAGTAGAATTTAGAATTGGTACCATAGAATATAAGGTAGTACGTGGTATAAAGCCTGGGATCCTTGAGATATATCGTCAAGGTAATCTGTTAGATCAGGACGCAGCGAATAGAGATTATCAAAAATACCTTGAGCAAAACATACTCAAGCTTAACTACAAGTCATTTACACAGGTGGTCATACTAGGGAGTAGTACATTTGTTCCCTTTATGCAACTTCCTGCTGGACACAGAAGAGAAGTTGTTGAAGATCTACTGGATATCCAAGTCTTTTCTCATATGAATATGCTCCTGAAGGAGCGTATTAAAGATAACAATGAGTCTCTAAGAGACTGTAAGTATGAATTGCAGATTGCTGATGAGAGAATAATATCACAGTGTAAGACTTTGAATAGTTTAACTGCTGTAAATGATAAGAGAATTGAATTACAGAAAGGTCAGTTCGATCTTAATGAAGAACGAATGTTAGATGTAAAGAGGAAGAAGGATAAAATAGAACAGCAGATAATAAAACTTGATGATTCTGAAAAGGAATTTGAAACTCTAGAACAACAGTACGGTAACGTAAAGGACTTACGTTCTGGATTACAAGGTAAACTTGAGAGGACTACTAAAGATTTTGAGTTCTTCCAAGAGAATTCTTCTTGTCCTATGTGTACTCAGGACATTGAAGAAACGTTTAGAACTATGAAGATTGGTATCTTAGGTAGAAAAAAGGATGAAGTATTGGATGCCACGGAACAACTGAAGGAAGAACTAGTAAAGATACGTGCTTCTATGGCTCTTATGAAAGATAATCACGAGTCAGTTATGGAGTATAGGTTTGAGGTACAGTCTCTTATACAAGAAGAGAAGAGATTGATGAAGACTAATACAGATATACTTTCTACAATAAAAGACTTAAGTAATCAACCTGACATCACTGGTGTACAGGAGGAACTAGATAAATTAAGGAAGGAGTATGAAGAAAAAGAATCTGCTTGTGCTGATGTTAATAAACTAGCCGCAGATTATAAACTAGCTGGTACCCTATTAAAGGATGGTGGTATCAAGGCAAAAATTATTTCAAAATATATCCCTATTATTAACCAGTCTATCAATAGACACCTGTCTAATATGGATACATATATTAATTTTACTCTTGACGAGGAGTTCCAAGAGGTTATAAAATCTAGGTACCGTGATAAGTTCTCCTACTCATCCTTCTCTGAAGGTGAGAAGCAGAAGATTGACCTAGCACTACTCTTTACTTGGAGGCACGTTGCTAAGTTAAAGAATTCTATTACCACTAATCTCCTTATATTGGATGAGGTATTTGATTCTTCATTGGATGCTCAGTCAACTGAGGAACTGTTTAAGATACTTAAGAATCTCGATTCAACTAATAACATATTCGTTATATCTCATAAGAGTGAATCGTTAACAGATAAATTTAATCGTACACTCAGGTTCGCTAAAGTAAATGGATTCTCTAAGATTATAGAAGATGTTTGACACCCCTTATTACAGAGATTGTAAAACCTTTAAGGATCACAAGCAACTGAAGGAGAACTTACTCTCTCGCAGACACGAGTTTTGTGTCTTTGATAATATATTTTATGGTAAAGGATATAGTACCATAGGATCCCAGGAGAATTTACATAAGGAGTATCCATACTTTACAGATTATATACTGGGTGCTATGAGGGAGTATGATGATAAGTTAAAGATCACTAGGATGTGGGTTAACATT